TCAGCAAGATGGGCGACAAAGTAAAGATCCGCACCAAGCCGACGATCCAGATCAGGAACTATACTCTGGATCAGACGCTGACGGTGGATCGCCCGTCTTCTACGGCGGTCGAGCTGACCATCGACTACGCCAAGTACTTCAACACGGTGCTTGACGACATCATGGAACGGCAGTCCGACATGAACCTGCTGTCCATGTGGGGCGACGACGCGTCGGAGCAGATGAAGATCCAGATCGACACTGACGTTCTGACCAACATCGACGCTGGGGTCGACGCGGCCAACAAGGGCGCGACCGCCGGAAAGGTATCCCAGAACATCAATCTGGGCGTCGCCGGCACGCCGATTGTTCCGACGGCGCTGACGATCCTAGACTCGATCATCAACATGGGTCAGGTGCTCGACGAACAGAACATCCCTGAAACCGGGAGGTGGTTGGTCATCCCGCCCTGGGTCGGGTCATTGGTCAAGAAGAGCGATCTGCGCAACGCGTCCATCTCGGGTGATGGGGTGTCCCTGGTGCGCAACGGCCGGCTCGGGATGATCGACCGGTTCACGCTTTTTTCTAGTAATTTGCTGCCGACGCTGACCGACACGACCCATAAGGTCACTCGTATTTTTGCGGGTCATTCGGCTGGGCTGACCTTTGCTTCGCAGATCAGCGAGATGGAGACGCTGCGGGCCGAGAGCACGTTCGGTACGTTGTTGCGCGGGTTGCAGGTCTATGGCTTCAAGGTCATCGACGGAACCTGCATTACCGAGCTGTACGCGTCGCCGACCTAGGCTTCACTACCGTAGTGGGGGGTGAGGAGATCAACCCCCCCACTACGGAGGACGCAGGGAGGTTGATATGGGTGTATCCGGAATTCTGCTCGTCGCCGCGTTTCTGCTGACGCTAATCGCTTCGCTCTGGGGCGGCCCTGGCGCGCCGGCTCCCTATGTCCGGTTTCCGCACTTCGGCTGGCTCGGCGTGAGCCTCTACTTTCTCCTGCTTGTGTTGGGTGGAAGGTAAGATCCGCTGATGCCTAGAACCATAGGCACGCTGGTGATGGAAGCCCGTGGCTTGCTCAACGACACGGTGCCGATCTCGGGGTCGCCCCGGTTTTCGGATGGCGACCTGATGGACGCGTTCAACGACGCGCTGCTGCAGGTTCGCGTCAAGCGTCCGGACGCGTTTCTTAGGTATGGGCTGCGTAACCCCCTATTGGTTTATCAACTACCAGACGATCAAGACACCCCACTGCCGATCGACGACATGTTTTACACTCCGATCGTGTTTTACGTGGTCGGTCGTAGCGAGCTCGTCGAGGATACCTTCGCCGATGATGGGCGGGCCATAACGTTAGCCAACAAGTTTGTCTCTCAGCTGCTGAAGGTAGCTTCGTGATGGCTGACACCCCCGCTTATCTGGATCCTAAGCCCGACATAGACCGGCTGCTCGACAACGTCCAGTCGCAGATGCCCGGCCTTACGACCGACACGGCGACGATGGTGATCTGGAACACGATCGAGGATTTTTACCAGAGGTCCACTTTACGCCGCGAGCATGTGTATTGGACCCTGCCGCCGCGCGTGATGGTCTTGGACTTTGACCCGTTCGACAGTCAGTGGCGGGTATGCAGGTTTGTCGGGTTTAGAGGTCTATCACGAGCCAAGTTCATCCCGCCGGGGAAGGTGTTGGATCTGGAATGTCCGGCGCCGGACAGCGCGCGTTCCGGCGAGGTGCTGCTCGCTCTAAAACCGTCGAGCCTGCAAAGTGAGCTTCCCTACGACATCTGGACCCAGTGGTTCGAGACGCTGCTGGCGGGCGCGCTGTATCGCTTGTTTTTACAGCCAGCTAAGCCCTACAGCGATCCGCAGGCGGCACGTCTGCACGCCGCTGCGTTTCGCGCCGGCGTCGCTTCGGCGCGCGCCCAGGCGCAGGCATATAACCTAACGGGTGGCAGCTCCTGGCGGTATCCGTACTTCTCGCAGGGGCGCCAGCTCGCCTATGGGTGGCAGGTCTTATATGGCGGATAAGGATTATCTGTTTCAGGTCTACTCCGATAGCCTGACGCCCTTCGGCCCGGTCGGGAAGGAGAACTTGGACGTCGTTCGTCTGCGGTTTGATTTTTCTAAATACCTCGATGTTGGCGAGACGATCGACATCGTTCAGTTTCCGACAATCGACACGGTGCAGCCAGAGCAGCAGCAGAACAACGGCGTGTGGCGCCCGGACTACCCAGTGGATTGCGGCCCGGCGCCTGCGCCCGTCGCGTTGCCGCCGGATGATTACCCGCTGACGATCGTCTCTGAGGCGATCACCACTATGGGTACGCATGTCGATGTGAGAGTTAATTCCGGTACGCCGGGTTTCACCTACGTCGTGAGTATTTTAATCGTTGGCGCGACGACCCGGCGGCGCAAGCAGATAGACACGCTGGTCGCTGTCGAGATGCCGGTCAACGGGCTGATGGTCGGGCCGGGGCAGCTCGACCCGGACATCATACCGCCGATCATCATCGCAGGTTCGATCGCGTTGCCGATGGGGTTCAACGGGTTGGTGGTGCTCGAGAACTCGGGAAATCTTACGAGCCTGGTTATTACACTGCCGCCAAACCCAGATTTAGGCCAGTTGGTCGAATTTATCGACGCACTTGGCAAGGACGGATCCTATCCGGTGACGTTTCGTGGCGACGGCAATGTGCCGGTTGATGGTGATTTAAGTGTTACGTTTGTCAGTGCAATAAATTTTGATTGTTTGCGCTTTATATGGATGGGTACGAACTGGATCATGGAGTCTCAGCGTTTTGGGTTTTTGGGTTGAGGGCAACATAGATGGCTGTCGTACTTGAAGTTTCCCTTACCCTGAACCCAAACAACCAGATTGCGTATCTGGCTGACTTTACGTCGCTGATCGAAGACACTGAGTATATTATAAATGCGACGTATATTGGTTACGACACGCGGTTTGTCTTTCACGGCAACCTGGATATTACCCTTACCAAGCCGCCTATCGGGGTGCCGGCTTCCGGCACGATAGTCCCGGCGGAGATCAGCACGGTTCCCACGGCGGCGACACCGCCACCACCGCCGACTTATCCGTACTCGACAAAAGACCGGCTGGTCGCGAGCAACCTCAACATCGACTTTGAGTTTAGCCCTAACACCGTACCGCCGCATAGTTTGCTCGGCGGTGCCGGTAAGTTCAAATACTGGGTTGATACAAGTACGGCGCTGCCGTCGTTACGGCAGTGCATCGTGCCGCGCGCTTCTACCACTTACACCGCTGCCGAATGGATCTTGTTAGGAACAATAGATGCAGCTGCTCACAAATTTCATTTTAACGGCGACGTTGTTGATTTTGTTGGCGGTGGCGGTACTAGCAATATTTTTAATGTCACCAACCTCGCAGTAAGCGGCGCATCAAACTTAACGACACTTAATGTGGCTGGGGCTTCGACGCTGACGACGCTTAATGTCGGCGGTGCGACGACATTGAGCAGCACGCTTGGTGTCAGCGGCGCGACGACATTGGGCAGTACGCTGAATGTGAGCGGAGCGACGACGCTGGGTACGCTGAACATCAGCGGCGCTACGACGATGACCGGCGATCTGACGGTGCCGACCATCAATTTCTCGACCTCATCCGGCGGCGCAAACCGTTTCGCCCTAGGGTGGAACGGTGCTCATGTCACGACTTGGATCGGCGGCGTTATTGCAGGAACCGTGCCGTCTGCGTTGCCAGTGCCGATCGCCGAAGGCGGCACGAGCGCTACTTCTGCCGCAGCGGCATTGGCCAATCTTGGCGGGTTCCCCAACACCGGCGGCACGCTCAACGGCGCTCTAAACGTTAATGGCAACATAACGACCGGCGGCGTGGTTCAGGGGAACTATCTCCACTCGACCGGCTGGGTCGACGGGACTTATGTCCACTCGACCGGCGCTGTCACTGCGGATGGTACCGTCACAGGAGGCTATCTCCATTCGACTGGACATGTCGATGCAGACGGCATTTTGCATGCCGCTGGCGGACAGATGTCTATGGGCAATGGCGGTCTCGGTCGCAGATTGTCGATAGATCCCGGTTGGTATTGGGAGTGGAACAGCAGTAACGGTGACCTGATCTGGGGTGGCCCGTCCGGCGCGCAGTTTTGGGTCACGCGGTATTCGGATCGTTACTGCGGCAACCAGATTGGGCCGGTGTTCGGGAATGGGGCGTACATAAATTTTTCTGACGCTCGAGGCAAGACCGACATCGCCCCGGCGAAGCAGGGGCTGGACGAGATTATGAAGCTCAAGCCGGTGAGTTTTCGGCGAGTGCGCGAAGAGGGCAAGGCAGGCGGCGTCGAGCTGGGGTTTACGGCGCAGGATGTTCAGGAGGTTCTGCCGGAAGCGGTGCACCCCCTGGAAGCCGGCGCCGATCCCCATCTCGGGGTGTCGCTTGATCCGATTGTGGTTAGCCTGGTGAACGCCGTGCAGCATCTGGTGGCTCGCCTTGAGGCTTTGGAAGGGGCCCGTTGATGGATACCAACCAGGAAATACCGCTGACGCTCACGGCGGGCGACGCTAGTATTTTACTTCAGCTGCTTAACGAGGCGCCTTATCGGGTCGCCGCGCCGCTGATTGACAAGATGCGGCGCCAGATCCTAGCGGTTGACCCGACTGCCTTTGATCCAGTCGTGGGGCAGGCGCAACCCAACGGACATTTACAGGAGATCCCGCGATGAATGGAACCTATGACAAGCACGGTCTTACGAACACCGCCCATAACACCGGTGGCGGCGGCAGTAAGTCGTTACCCCAACAACCGATCCCCGGTCCGGAAAATCCCGGCCCGCCGGCGTCCATGAGGAAGGCGCTGGCCAAGAAGAGCGGCAACTCCACTACCGGTAGTGGGCCTGGCCTGCCTAATCGTAACACTAGCTTTCCAGGGAGTGTCCGATGAGCCTCGGCAAGGACCGGGTCCGCGCCGGGTTTAACCCGAGCGGCGATCAGCGGGTCGAGAGTATCAAATCCTTGAGCGCCCAGCTGATCGACATCTGTGAAGATTTGAAGCCGCTCGATCCGAGGCTGGCCGCGCTGGCGCAGACTGCCTACGAGGAAGCGGCGATGTGGGCTGTCAAGGCTGCGACAACTAGCAAATAGGAGAATTACCATGCCTGCGCCTTATCAACACGCTTCCGACTGGATCCCCGGAGTACCGACACCCTTCTCGGGGGTGATCCGCGTCGCCGATGGTAAGTGGATCGCCTGCGCCGCCGACAGCCCGGAGTGGGAGGAGTATCTGACTTGGGCGGCTACAGACCCGGCGAACGTTCCGGACCCGTATCTGGCGCCCGCCGCCGGCGGCGTGACGGTCGTTCCTGCGCAGGACGAGGTGCTCTACGGTGCGGCGGTCGAGTCACTGCCGCCGGCCGGGCAGCCGGTGATGAGCACCGTGCCGGCAGTTACGGTCAACGACGCAATCGGCACATCTGCGGTCGTCGGCGATACGCTGAAATGCACCATGGGCGAGTGGGAGGGCGAGCCTACTTCGTATCAGTATCGCTGGATCAACGAGCTTATGACGGATCTTTCCGCCGGTGATACTTACATCGTCGCCGGTTCCGATGTCGACCATAGCGTATGCTGCGTCGTCACTGCGACCAATGCTGGCGGGTCGACCACGTCAGCACCGTCCAACGCGGTTGCTGTCGCTGCCCCGGTAGAAGGGACGGTGGAGACTACCGGGTCACGTCGCGAGTACCTGAAGGCGGAGGTAGAGGAGCCTCACCGGCGCTCGCACCATAAGAAGGAAGAGGAATAAGTTGTGAAGGGAAGCCCTAAGATCAAAAAAGTCCTGCACGAGTTTAAGACCGGCACGTTGCACTCCGGCTCGGCGAAGGGGCCGAAGGTCACCGATCGTAAGCAGGCGATCGCAATCGCGATGAGTGAGGCTAAGAAGGGCAGGAAATAGTTGGTCGCATGGACGATCAAAGCCATGGGGGGCATGATCCCCCGCACCGACGACGCTCTGCTGGGAGACAGCCAGGCGGTCGAGGCGATCAACTGCGACCTGAGCTCGGGCTCGCTGGTTGGGCTGCCGGAAGTATCTTTGATCGTCGACCTGTCGAGTACCCCTGGCTCGGTAGAGCGCGCCTACCGCCTTCCTGGGCCGGTGGACACCACCGATCCGCCTATCTGGCTACCTCTGCCCTCGCGCTACAGCTCGGTCGTACGCTCGCCGATAGCGAACGATACTGGCGATCGGGTCTACTGGACAAACCCCGGTGACATACACCCCTGGTGGACGACCTACGCTCGGTTGTCCGCCGGTCAGCCGGCTTATAACCTCGGCACGCTGCGGCCCACCCAGAAGCCTGTCGTTTCGGCTTCCGGCGGCGATACGACCGTACCGGAGATCGAGCGATCTTATACTTATACATATATTAATCTTTACGGCGAAGAGAGCGCGCCGTCGCCGCCGAGCGATGTTGTGGCAGGGGCGCCCGACGCTACCTGGACGGTTACCAACCTGCCGACTGCCATACCGGCAAACCCATCAGATGGTAACTACCCACCGATCGTAACCCTGAGATTATACCGTACGATCACCAGCAGCCAGTCGGGCGCGCAGTTCTACATGGTGACCGACTTAGCCATGCCGACTTCTGGTACCTATGTCGATAGTGTAGGCGACCAGAACGTCGCAAATAACGGCGTGCTCGAAGCGGTCGGTTGGGAAAACCCGCCGGATTACCTTGACGGTCTGACTTCGTTGCCCGGTGGTATTCTGGTCGGGTTCACGGGCAATACGGTTCATTTTTGTGAACCCAACCGGCCGCATACCTGGCCAATTGGTTACGACCAGTCGGTGCATTATAATATCATTTCGCTCGCCAGCTGGCAGCAGTATCTGATGGTGCTGACCACGGGTTACCCGTCCACCGGGTCGGGTAATGTGCCGGGTAATTTCATCCTGGTTCAGTCACAAGTTCCTGAGCCTTGCATCTCGCGCGGGTCGGTGGTCACCGATCTGACGGCGGTTTATTACGCCAGTCAGAACGGCCTGGTGCAGCTTTCCGGTTATGGCATTCAGAACCAAACCCTGCTTATGGTCGAGAAGAACGACTGGCTTAATAGGTTTCATGCCGAGAGCATCATCGCTTGTCGCCATCGCTCGCAGTATCTCGCGATCAATAATACGAACAGTGCGTTTTTGGTAGACTATACCGAGCCTCGGCTTGGGTTTGGCGACTTGAGTACCTTTCAGGATGTGGTGTGTATCTGGAATGACGAGTACACTGGCGAGACTATGTTATGTGCTAATAAGAAAATATATTTGTGGGATGACCCGGATACTCCGCATGTAACTTATCGCTGGCGGTCGAAGCGGTTTTTTACCCCCGTTCCGATAAGCCTTGGTGCAGCGCAAGTAACTTTGGGCACCACTGTTTATGATACGTTTCCGCCAGGCACTCCGTTGCTGAGTAACGGCGACACTACGGTAGTGTTACCCGCTGGAATAAACGCGGTGTTTAACTTATACGCCGGGCCAAAACTTGATCTTATCATGACGCGTAACCTCGTAGAACAGCAGGAGATATTTAGATTACCAAAAGGTTTTAAGGCGTTCGACTGGCAGTGCGAGATCGTCGCACGGGTTAAGATATCTTCGATCCAGCTCGCGACGACGCTGGCGGAGTTGAAGGGTGTGTGATGCGCGGGCGCGGCAGTAATACGTTTGGCAGTATTACGGTCAACGGGGTTTCGGTAGGGAACCACAACCCGGCCTCGAACCCGTTCACGCCGCCGATCCCGCAGCCAGCTGCCAACGTAGATAATCTAGCGGCCTGTGTGGCTGCGCTGAAAGCCTGCGTTGAGAGTTTAATAGGCCAGCGCGGCGACGCGTCTAACCGGGCGGTGACGTTTAACGATCTTGTGGATTATGAATTGCTCTCGCCAACCGCCGTGGCCAGCCCTACCGGCAAAGCGGATTTCGCTGGCGGTGGCGGTGGTGGGACCGTTGAGACTATTGGTAGTAAAGTTACGACCGACGATACTCCGCCCCCCTCGCCTGCGGACGGCGATATGTGGTGGGACAGTGGGGATATCAGCGGCGGTCAGCTCTATGTCTGGTACGACGACCCCAGCGCCGATGCCGGTCAGTGGGTAGTAGCTGTTAACCAGGCGTCGGGCTCGCCGGGTCCGCCGGGACCGGCTGGCCCACCTGGCAGCGGCGGTGGCAGCACCATCCTCGACGGTGCGGGACCGCCCAGTCTCGCTCTTGGGGCGGACGGCGATTACTATGTCGATAGCGTTGGTCAGGATCTCTATGGGCCGAAAGAGGCTGGCGGCACGGATTACGCGGCCGAAGAAAGCGTTCAGTCGTCGCCTGTTATAAATCATAACTTTGCCGGACCTTATAGAGTAGGCAATGAGATAAAGTTTATTGTCGCGGGGCAGATTACCAAGGGCAGATTTCACCGCAACAGTGGTTCGGCGACAACTTCGCGGTCAATGTATTTGTACAATACTGCCGGGACGCTGGTTGCCACGTCTAATCCAACGGTGGCGGAAATCGGCACCGGATGGGTGCAGGTAACATTTCCGTCGCCAATCCCGGTTGCGGCGGGTTCCAGCTACGTAATTAGCTATGATGCTCTTGATGTTTTCGATTATGCCAGTGTAGGGCCGCCTCTCACTAATGCAGCACATGCGACGTGGACTATTGGAAGATACGGTTCCAGTGGTTCATTTCCTTCCGGTACTGTTGACGGCACCAATTATGCGGCCGATGTCATCTGGCAACCGATGATTTTCGTAGGCGCATCATGGCCGCTTGCGGTTCCTGGCGAAAGTGGCACGGGCGGCGGCGGCATTCCCGAAGCTCCGCTTGATGGCGTCGCCTATGGACGGCAGAGCGCCGCCTGGACGCATGTCCTGATGGCGACTAACGACATAGTCGATGGGGGGAACTACTAGTGGCTGACACCCTACGCATCAAGCGGCGTACCTCGGGCGCGCCCGGCGCGCCGGCTAGCTTGGCCAACGCGGAACTGGCTTATAACGAGGTCGACCATATCCTGTATTACGGCGAGGGTACGGGTGGCGCGGGCGGTACTGCGAGTGTAACACCTGGTATCGGCGGGCAGGGGATGTCGGCGGTAGCGACGCCGACGATGAATGGTATTGGCGCGGCAGGTGTTGCGACGAATTGGTCGCGCGGCGATCACGTCCATCCTAGTGACACTTCCCGAGCGCCGATAAATTCACCGACCTTCACTGGTGTACCTTTAGCGCCGACCGCTGCTCCCACGACAAATACGACGCAACTGGCAACGACGGCATTTGTCACTGCTGCGGTGACAGCGGGATCGGCGGGTGTTGCTAGCTTTAACACCCGCACCGGCGCGGTTGTTCAGCTCCTCGCCGACATCACCGGGGTCGGCGGCGCACCGATCGCCAGCCCGACTTTTACCGGTGTGCCGGCCGCTCCGACCCCAGCCAACGGCACGAACACGACGCAGCTCGCGACGACCCAGTACGTCATGGCGCAGCGCCTCGACCAGTTTGTCGCGCCAAATGTCGATGTGAGCTGGAACACTCACAAGATCACCGGGCTGCTCGATCCCACCAACGCGCAGGACGCGGCGACTAAGAATTACGTCGATGGGGTGGCGCAGGGGGTCGACGCCAAGGCGAGCGTGCGGGTGGCGACAACTGCTAACCTTGCCGCCCTATCGGGTCTTCTGACGGTCGACGGGATAACGGTCGCCGGTGGTGACCGGGTGCTGGTCAAGGACCAGACAACGCAATCGGCGAACGGAATTTATGTCGCAGCCGCCGGCGCTTGGGCGCGGGCGTTGGATGCCGACACCTGGGCCGAGCTGCCCTCGGCTTTTGTGTTTGTCGAAGTCGGTTCGGCCAACGCCGACAGTGGCTGGCTGTGCACCGTCGACGCGGGCGGCACGCTGGGAACAACCAACGTCACCTGGGTGCAGTTCAGCGGTGCTGGGCAGATCACGGCAGGCGCCGGGCTCACAAAGACTGGCAACACGATCGACGCGGTGGGCACCGCCAACCGCATCCTGGTCAATGCCGACAATATCGACATCGCCGCGACCTATGTCGGGCAGTCTTCGATCACGACGCTGGGCACCGTTACGACGGGTGTGTGGAACGGTACGACGGTTGCGGTTGCCAATGGCGGCAGCGGCGCGGCGACGTTGACCGGCTATCTCAAAGGCAATGGTGTTGCGGCGTTTACCGGCGTGGCGACAATTCCCAACACCGACATCACCGGTCTCGGCACGATGGCGACGCAGAATGCAAATGCGGTTGCCATTACCGGCGGTACGGTTGACGGCGTGACCTTTGACATGGGTACGTTCTGATGGCTGACGTGCTGCGCATCAAGCGGCGTGCAGTTGGCGGCGCGGCAGGACCGCCGGCGGCATTGGCGGCGGCCGAGATTGCTTATAACGAGCAGGATGACACGCTGTATTACGGCAAGGGCAACAGCGCCGGGGCGGCGACCTCGATTGTGCCGATCGCCGGGACCGGTAGTTACCTGCCGCGCATCACGATCAGCGACACCGCGCCGGTTACTCCGGCGGTAGGCGACCTGTGGTTCGACAGTGTCGGCAGTAATTTATATATCCGGTTCAATGACGGTACCTCGACCCAGTGGGTTCCGGTCATAGCCCGATGATTGATTTTCCCAACAGCCCAACACTTGGTCAGATATTCTCCGCTGCCGGTGCGAACTGGCGGTGGGATGGCGTCAAGTGGGTCTATTATTCTGCCGGTGGCAGCAGCATAACAGTGAGCGATACGCCGCCGGTCAGCCCTACAGCCGGTAGCATGTGGTGGGACTGTGTCGGCGGGCAGCTTTATATTTGGTATGACGATCCCAGTGCCGACCCTGGTCAGTGGGTTGCCGCTACTAATTCACCTGGGCCGGTAGGACCGCAGGGTGTACCCGGTACGCGCAACCTGCTGCATAACTCGATGTTCAACGTGGCGCAGCGCGGCGCGGGGGCGTTCGTAACGAGTGGCGTATATACCGCTGATCGCTGGCAAATGGTGCTTAGCGTTAGCTCTCTGTCCATTACGGTTGTCGCGCTCGCGGATGCCGACCGTACCGGTATCGGCGACGAAGCGGCGGTATCGTCTTTACAAAGTGTCGTTGGGGGAACCGCCGGCGCAGGCGATCTGGCGTTCTTTGTTCAGTCGATTGAAGGTGTGCGGCGCACGGCTGCGAAGACGGTAACGCTGAGTTTCTATGCCAAGGCGAACGCCGGCACGCCCAAAGTAGGGCTTAACTGGGCGCAGGGTTTCGGTACTGGAGGTTCGCCCAGCGCTCAGGTGAATGGGTCGGCGCAGGCGGTGACGCTCTCGACAAGCTGGGTGCGTTACACCGCGACATTCGCTATTCCATCGGCGGCGGGTAAAACTCTCGGCACGGCGGCGAATGACAGTCTCGCAATCTATTTCTGGCTGTCATCGGGAGCGACCAACAATACCCTGGCTGGCGGTATCGGGGTGCAGAGCTTCACCTTGCAGATATGGGGCGTACAGCTCGAAATCGGCTCGGTCGCGACCGCTTTAGAGAAGCCCGATCCGCGTTACGATCTGGCGAATTGTCAGCGGTTTTATCAGACCGTAGTCTGTGGTGCCCGGAATTACTTCAGCGCTACGCCTTCCAGCGTTTCTGCGCCGTCTTCATGGCCGACGATGCGAGCAACCCCGACCACTGCGCTCGTCACGGCGGGGATCAATGCGAACACCGGCGGCACCTATACATTGAATGCAGCCTATCCGAATGGGGGATATTTCAACTTTGTCGGGTCGACGACGGGTGACAGCTATGCGCTAAATTATCTTTTTAGCTTATCGGCGGATCTGTGATGGCGCAACCATACCAACTCGTCGCAACGCTCCCCGGCACGGCGCTTCAGATCGTGCAGCGCATCGCGGACGGCGCATTTATTCCGTTCGACCCTGCCAACCTTGACTATCAGGAGTACCTTGATTGGCTGTCTAAGGGTAACCAGCCCGACGCTGCAGAGGCTTATAATGGCAATTGATTACCCGGCTAGTCCGGTCCTTAACCAGATATTCACCGCTGCCGGTGCGAGCTGGCGCTGGGACGGCACGAAGTGGGTTGTTAGTGGTACGGGTTCAGGTGGCAGTATAACTATTGGTGATACGCCACCGGCTTCGCCGACTGCCGGGTCGGGTTGGTGGGACTCTACCGATGGGCAGCTTTTTATCTGGTATGTCGATCCGGTTGGGCCAGGGCAGTGGGTTCCGGCGACTAACCAGTCCGGTGTGTTTCCTGTGCCGTTGCCGATCGCGCAGGGCGGCACCAACGCCGCGACGGCGCCAGCCGCGCTAACCTCGCTCGGTGCGGTCGCCAAGGCCGGCGACACGATGACCGGCGCGCTGACAGTGTCCTCCGGCAATATCACTACTACGACCGGCAGCTTTGTCATGGCGGCAACGGGCGGCCTGTTCAACGGCGCGAACGCCGTGATTAAGGGCGCGGCGGTTGGGGGTTATACGGTGGTCTGTGACAACACCGGGTTTAATTCGATCTCGCTCGGCCCGAGTGGCGACCAGTCGAACTATTACGATCAGGGCGCGCATCTCTTTCGCAGCCGCGCCTCCGCCCAGTGGATGCAGATCAACAGCATCGGGACCTACAATGTCTCGGGGAGTTGGCTTACTCTCTCCGACCCGTTGCTCAAGGAAGATGTCACCGCCTACACGCGCGGCCTCGAAGCGCTCTGCCAGCTCAATCCGGTGACATTCCGCTATGTAGCCGGCTCCCCGTTCGCCGCGCCTGAGCCCAGAGATCCGTTGATCGGGCTACTGGCCGATGAGGTTGAGCCGCACATGCCGGAGCTGGTCGGTGAGTACACCGACGACAAAGGCCACACCGTCGCGACGCTGGCGCCGGGTAATCTGGTGTATGCGCTGATCAATGCGGTCAAGGAACTCACCGCCCGCCTCGAAGCAGTCGAGGCTAAATTATGATTGATTTTCCTAGCAGTCCCAGTATCGGCCAAATCTTTACCGCTGCAGGTTGTTCGTGGCGCTGGAACGGCGTCAAATGGGTTGCCAATACGCCGGCGGCGGTTCCGGCGAATGATATCGGGCGCAACTTGATCCACAACCCGATGTTTAATGTGGGACAGCGCGGCGCGGGGCCGTTCACGGTGAATGGCTACACGGCGGATCGCTGGGGGATCGTGGGAGTCGGCGGCGACACATTCAATGTGTCCAGAAGCGTATTGAATGATACTCAACGATCCCAGATCGGCGATGAAGCAGCGGCGTTTTGTTTACAAAATACAGTTACCGGAACTGCTGCTGCGGGGGCCGGCACATTTGCGTACCAGGCTATCGAAGACGTTCGGCGTTTAGCAGGCAAGACGATAACCGTCAGTTTTTGGGCTAATACTGGAACCGGCCTGCATGTTGGCGTTTCGTGCAGTCAAGTTTTTGGCACTGGTGGTTCGCCGTCACCTACTGTCAACGTCAACGGGCAGTCTTTTACGTTAACTGGTACATGGACCCGTTACAGTGCTACATTCACCTTGCCGAGTGTTTCGGGTAAAGTGCTCGGCACCAACAACGATCACAGCACCACGCTTTATTTTTGGTATTCGGCGGGCGCGAATTTTGCCGTGCAAGCCGGCAGTCCCGGCGTGCAATCCGGTATCATCAATCTATGGGGCGTGCAGCTCGAAATCGGCAGCACCGCAACTCCGCTCGAAAAGCCCGACCCGCGCTACGATTTGAGTAATTGTCAGCGGTTTTATCGTGTCACCCAGGTTCAAGGCGGGGGTTATGCTGTTGCAGGAACCGTCGTGCAAGCCCAGGGGCACGCTCCCGTTACCATGCGCGCCCAGCCTACAATGGTGGAAACAAGCGATGGCAGCAGTAATTTGGGGACTGCGGGTTATGCAGCAACCAATCCCGGTGTTGGAAATGTCACGATAACGGCGACTGCTCCCGCAACAGGCCAGTGGTACATGAACAAATTGTTTTCACTTAGCGCGGATCTGTGACATGGCGCAACCCTATCAGCTTGTTCCAAATCCGCTTGGTGGAGAACCAAATACGGTCTTGCGAGTTGCTACTGGAGAGTTCATCCCGTTCGATCCGGCCAACAAAGATTATCAAGATTATCTCGAGTGGGTCGAGGCTGGCAACCAAGCCGATCCGCCCCCGGAGCCCATCGGAGTTACTGATGCCACGTGAAATCCTGATCGACGCACCGGGTGCCGGTACGTGGATCATGGACCGCTGTCAGGGCGTGTTTCGCCAAGACATGGATCACTCGTTTAGCACCCATGATGACAGTGGTAAAATCCTGGGCGGGTTTGTTTTATGTCAGTATCTCGGCGCTAGCATGTCGGTGCACATGGCCGGCGAGGATAAGCATTGGTGCAACCGGGAATTACTCTGGCTGGTGTTTCACTATGCCTTTGTACAGCTCGGATGCACGAAGATGATAGCGCCGGTGCAGTCTGATAATTACGCCGCGATCTCGCAGGATCTGCGTGCTGGTTGGCATCTCGAGACTGTGATCCGCGATGTCTACGCTCCTGGCGTCCACATGATGGTTCTGACCATGGCGAAGGACACTTGTCCGTGGCTGGACTACAAGCCTAAGACATGGATGCCTAACGTGAAAAGGATCGCCTGATGGGTAAGCCTTCAGTCCCGGCGGCGCCCGACTACACACCCTTTATCCAGGCGTCGCAGCAGACAGCCGCTGCTGACTCGCACGCCGCTGATCTACAGTTTCAGCTTGGCGAAGACACGCTGAAAAAACAGGATGCGTACGCCCAGCGATCCGCCGATGTCGGCGATAAGTATTACCAGATGGCGCAGGACTCGGCGCAGTGGGGCAGAGACCAGTTTAATACCGTATGGCCTTACGCCCAGGATTATCTAAAGCAAGAGACCGGGGTCGCGACTGAGCAAAACAAGGAAGCGGCGGATACCTACGCCCGGTACATGAGTACCTATGCGCCGCGTGAGGACCAGTTTGCCCGGGAGGCTTTTGGCTGGGGTTCGCAGGCGCGCCAGGACGAAGCTGCCGGCGCCGCCAAGGCCGATGTGGCGAGCGCGTTCCAGCAAACCCAAGACGCCGCCAAGCGAAGCTTGATGAGCTACGGTGTCGACCCCTCGCAGGGTCGGTTTGCCGCGCTGGCCGATGTCGGGAATTATCAGCAAGCCGCTGCGTCGGCGGCGGCTGGCACGACGGCTCGAACCCAGGCTGAGCTGCAAGGCAAGAGCCTCGAGGAGACCGCGCTGCAGATCGGCCAGAAACTACCGGCGCTGGGGCTGGGCCAGTTACAAGCGGGGTCGGGTGCCGGGGCGGCGGGGCTCGGCGGCGCGAACCAGGCGATCGGTACCGGTGTCCAGAGCGGTGGATCGCCGACGGCTTATGCCGGGTTGAGTAATCCCTATACGCAGCTGGCCGGTTCTTATGGCACGGTCGGTGGCAGCCTTTTTGGTGGTGGCACGTCGGCGCTCGGCAATATATCCAGTGCGATCAGCGCCGGCGCCGGGGCGATGAACAGCGGGTTCAGTAACCAGATGTCGGCGTACAACGCCAAATATGCGCAGCAGTCGGATTTGTGGGGCGGCATTGGTAAGATAGTTGGCATGGGTGCGGGCTTTGCGATGTCCGATCGTCGTCTTAAGGAAGATACCAAAGTCGTCGGGCATGTCGGAGCTTTGCCGTTGCATACGTTCCGTTACCGCGACGATCCTGCCCATGCTCTCCATGTCGGCTTTATGGCCGATGAAGTTGAACAGGTCGATCCCGGCGCCGTGCACACCGTAGCGTTGCCCTTCAAGGCAGTTGACTACAACCGGGCAGTAGCCTCGGCGTTGCGATTGTAGGAGGTTCATATGCTTGGCGCGTTTATGTCTGGGTTGACCTCCGGTATGGAGTCGATGCTGAAGCTCCGCCAGCAGGCCGACGAGCTTCGGATGCAGCTGGACTCTAATGAGAAATTCCGCCAGGCGTCGGCGGAGCGCGGCGCCATCCCTACCGGACCGGATTATGGCGGGGGTGGGGACCCAGGTAGTTCACCGGATTTCCCGATACCCGATACTTCCACTACCGGTAGTGGAGGTGGTGGCGCCGGTGGATCTGGTGGCGGTGATGGTGGTGTTGGAGATACTTCGGCTACTGGCGTAGGTCATAGTGTGCCGATTTCTGAACGCCTTGCCTACTATCAGAAACGTGCGGGTGAGTTGGGACTTAACTATAACGCAATCGCCGCGACCGTGCACGGTGAAGGACTGCATCAGTTTCACGGCGACAAGGGTAAATCATTTGGTGATTTTCAGCTTTATACCGGCGGCGGTATGGGAAACGAGGCCGAACAGGCTGGCGTCAATATTCGTGATCCAAACCATTGGAAAGAGGCTGCTGATTATGCTCTTGGGCAAATGGCACAACACAAGAACGATCCTGGTTGGTTTGCCGGTCAATGGCACGGCGCTCCAGGGTGGGCGGCGCAGACTTTTTCCGATCCAAAAGCACTAGCTCCCCGTGGCTGGTCAGTGCCGAATTACATATCACCGGCGCCGGTAGCATCGGCATCACCGCCCGCGTCGAGATTAGCTGTAGGCGGAGCTATTACCGGGGGCGCGGGTCAGCCTGCGCCGGGGTATGGGTCTACGGCGATGGGTGACGGCGTCAACGTCGAGCAGCTTGGTACGGCGGCAGGTGCCGGCGCTGCCGGTTTGGCTCCTGGCTTTGTGCGTGATCCGGTTACTCAGCAACTAACCATGAATGGTAGACCGCCCGACACGTATATTGGCGGCGTGCTGCCGGGCGGTGGCGCCGTTCCGGCGTGGAACGCACCAACACCAGGACCATCACCATCAGCGACGGCGCGCTCGCCAGCGGTAACCGCGTCGCACCCGATGACCCAGAAGCAACAATACGACGCCGACATGGCCGCCGGGCGCCGGCCGGTGTTTCCGCCGGGCCAGAAGTTTAATTCTCGCGGCGAGGCTATTGCCAGCGACCTTAAGCCTGCTTTACCGGGTGCTAGCTTTCCGAAGACGTATACCCCGGTGCCTGGATATGCGATCTCGCCGACTGGTGAGGTTACAGGTGGTCAGCGCGCGGATGTGAGTAACCCGGACGATACCAATCAGTGGGGAGCCCTTGCCTGATGCCTCCGCTCGATAACAGAGATTTATCGCCGGAAGAAACTGCGGCGCTCAACACCGCCCCGCCGGATACTCCGCCACCGGCTGCGGCCTTGAGCCTGGGGCCAGTTTCCGGCGATGTCGGGAACGCCGAGCCTCCGGCGCCACCACCAACAAAGGCGCCGGGCTACCAGCCGCGCGACATACAACCGGCGATAGCCAGCCAGGCTATTTCCGCGCCTGAACCCGCGAAGCCTGTTCCGCAGCAGGAGCAGGCACCGGGGGATATGGTAGCTCAGGTAGGGCCGGATTTTCGGGGAGCCAGGGGCTCACCCGAACACGCGCTTGGCGACAACGAACACCCGCCGGTAACCGAGAAGATCAAGCTGCCGCCCGACCGGTTCACCGCGCTGGAAAAAGCTGACCCGGCGATGCACCAGGCTATCCAGAAAGCCTCGACCGATGTCGGCGTGCCGGCGATCGACCTGGCTAACCTGGCCTGGGCGTCGAGTAGATTTAACCTTAAAGCGCCCGGCGGGCTTATGAATGTCAGCCCGGCGGAAGCAAAGCAGCTCGACCCGAGCGGGTCGTTCAACCCGTCCGACCCGGTGGATAACGTCTATCTGGGGGCGGTGAAGTATAAGCAGCTCGCTGACCGGTATGGTGTATCTACCTCTAGCGCGCTTGGCGCCTATACCTCTGGCGCCGACACGATCGAGCAGATGGCCCGGTTGTCGCCAGAGGATCAGCGCAAGCATTTTCCGCAGGTGTTCGACCAGCTGCGCCAGCTGAGTGCTCCAGACAAGGACCGCGTCGTCGACGACACGACGACGGCTGCTGCCCTGAAGGCGGGCGGCATAGCGGGGCCAGTTGTTCAAGGCGAGGAACCACCGGCGCCGCGCCGAGTGCCGGAAGGTAGATTAGGTTTAGAGTTACGCAGTCTGCGTCCGGAGCCGGGTGCGCCGACAAACATGGCGCAGGTAGACGCGGCCAGTGCAGCGGAAGCACGGCGTAGAGCTGCGGTTCCAGTTAGTGAGATGCCGAACCCGCCGACAGACCTGGCGCAGGTAGATGCGGCCGGGGCTGCGGGAGCCCGCCGTAGAGAAAACCTCGAGCTGCTCGGCCGGGTTGCGGCTCGTAACCAGCCACCTGTCAGCGAGATGCAGAACGCGCCTACGGACATAGGGGCGGCGGATCGAGCTAATACCGCGCAGATGCAGCGCAGCGGCGCTATTCCGGGCATGGATGTCGAGCCGGTGCGGCCGGAGTTCCAGCCGCCGGGAAGCCAGTTCGCTGATCCGATGACGGGTCAGCGCGTCGCACCACTGCCGGAACCGACGACGACAGTTCCGGAGATGGTACGCGCTGGCGGTCAGGCTGTTGCTGATACTGCTAGAAGTGCCCTCGCCGGTGCCGGTCGTGCTATGGCCGGTGTTTATGGACCGGCTACACCGTCGGCTGCCACCTACCAACCGGCATTCCAACCGGCACCTCAACCGGCACCTACTCAACCTGGCGCGCCTCAACCGACACCCCAACCAGCATCTCCGCCGGGCGTCGACCCGACTACTGGCGCAGCGCTGACTACCGCGTTGCCAGCAGGCACCAACGTCGAGCAGCTTGGAAGTTCACAACCCCCAGCTGCACCAGGTGCACCCGGTGCACCGGGTGCACCACCAACTGCACCTGCACCACCAATACCACAGCCCAAACCAACGCCGCCACCGGCAGCACCTACAGCTGCGCCAGAACCAACTGCTTCCCAGCTGAACCAGCAGGAGCTGGAGCGTATACGATCTGGGCAACCATCGGCGCTGCCCGGTACTACACCTGGGCAACCCGGTGCACCAACCCCTCAAGCGCCGCAACCTCCTGCCGGCGCCCCGACGACCGCTGGCGCACCAGTAGTCCCGACAGCTACCACCTCAACAGGCGCGGTCACGCAGCCCGCTGGGCAGGGCCCAGGGGTTCCGGCAGTCGGCGGCCCTGGCCAGACCAGGGACGTACCGCACGTCACCGGGTCGGGTAATATGACGCCGCAGGGATTTATATCCGCTGCGGTGCAAGGCGGGCCGCAGGGAGGTATGCGGTACATGGTCGCGAACGCGCCGCGCGGTATGAGCACCAACGATATGTGGCCACACGTGGGTACGTTACTGGAGCAGGCGTATATCTTAAAAGGCGACATGGTGGGGGCGCAGCGTGCCCGCGAATATGTTTTTCAGCAGCAGCATGTCGGTTCCAACCAAGCCTTGATGGATGCCTACCGGGCGATGGCGGTCGGTGATAGCGCCGGGGCGGCGCAGTTCCTCGCTAAGTCTCACGCGTTCGTACCCGACGGCAGTACGATGTCGTTCAAGGTCGGGCCTAACAATACGCTATGGGGCCAGCGCTTTGCCGACGGTTCCGGTAACCAGCCGATGGGCGGACCATTCCAGGTGACGCCGGGGGGTATCGCGACGATGCTCAACCAGACCCTCGACCCGCAGCAGTTTCTGAAGACTTTGAATGCCGAGCGCGAACTGACCCAGAAGATGGTTCACGACCAGCTGATGACTGGCGTCAGGCGGGAGGGGATCCAGACGACGGCGGAGACCCAGGATCTCAACCGTGCGCAGCGCGCCGCAACGGCCGAGGCGGGTCAGACAGCAGCTACTGCGCGTACTCAGTTGCAGGTCGACGCGGCAAACCAGCGCGCCGAAGAAGCCAATCAGCGGATGCGCGACATCGCGGCAGCCAGGACGGGTCAGATTGCCAACGCCCGGCGTAACGCGCTGACTAAGGAAGCAGATAATTACTGGAACCCAAATACAAATCCGCAGGATTTTGCCGGCGGTGACATGTCCCCGGCACAGTTGTCACAAGCATTTGATATTCACGCCGGCATGCGAACGGCTACTCCTGATCTGCAACCTAGATCGGCGGTGGATTTTACTAAGAACATTCTAAATAACAGCTGGTCGGTACGTCCAACAGCCGACGGCCGGCTGGCGGTTCTCGACAAGCCCAATAACAGCGGTAATGTTCGTGCATACTTGCCGGGCTCGATGGCGTCGATATTTGGCCGGAGTGTCGGTGAGACGCCTGTCTCAGCAACGCCGCAGCCGCCGCAGCAAGGTCAACCTAGAAGCGGGGCGGTAGCTCGATGATCGCCGACGACGAAGAACTACCGGCTGCTCCCGATCAGCCAGACCCCTACGAAGCGGAGCTTGACCGGAGTATCTTTGCGCCGCCGCCCGCAGAACCGGAGCCGGCGGCGCCGATCGAGCAGACGATAAGCTCGCCCACCGCCGAGCAGCTCTACGCCCCGGCGCAGGCGCTGGCCAACAAGCCACTACCCAGCGACGAAGAATTATTAGCTCCCCAGGCGCCGTCGAAAGAACCGCCCAAGGGGGTGCAGTGGGCTGGTGACGCATTCACGATAAACCAGCCTCCAACCGCAGCAGCGTCGGATAAGGAACCACTACCGCCTAAGGGGGTGCAGTGGGCCGGGGATGCGTTCACGCTGGGGACACCATCGCCAGAGAAACCCGCCGAAAAACGCAGCATCTTTATGGAGCCTGTGGTCGGGGCAGCGCGCGGTATCACCAGCACGGCACTCGATCTGGTGAACGTGTTCAACACCGTCGAGCGGAAGCTTGGCGACTGGACGGGTAGTGATTTCTTCAAGAACCTGGCATCTGCCGATCAAGAGCTGACCGATACGATCCAGAAGAAAACTCAAACGGCGCTGGCGCCTACCGTCGCGGGTCTTGAAGACGTCATTAAAGATCCGTCGGCCTCGAACATCGCGCGCTACGGGCTGGGCAAGTTCGGCGAAGTCCTGCCGATGATCGCCGAGTACGTCTATGCCGGCGTGCCGGCGATGGTCATCGCTGGTATTATGACCGGCGCTGACAAGGCGGCGCGCGAGAACAACGGCGATTACGGCGCGACCATGACCGGCGGGTTCGTCGGTGGGGTGGTGGCTGGCGCCAAGGCGCCGTTCCTTGCAGGCGCCGCCGGTAAAAGTCTGGTCGAGAACGTCACCCGCTCGATGATCGGCATGCCGCTTATCACGACGGCTCAGGTAATGGCTGAGCCGCTGCCTAAGACGGTAGCGACCGGAAAATATGAACCGCCGACTTGGGGGCAGATCGCCGACGCGGCAGTGAGCGGTGCGATTGGCGGCGTGGCGGGGGGTGTTCATGGTTATTACCATGGCCGTACTCCGGCGGAAGGGCCACCGGTCGAGGGAGGAGGTACCGGCGGCCGGGATCCCGACCACGAAGCGGCGATCAAGGAGGCGATGGGCGAGCCGGCGCCATTGCAACTAACCGGGCCGCCGGACCGTCTGGCGCTGCCAGCGCCCTCTCTCGAAAACCGCGCGCCGGTACCGGATGTCATTCCTGCCGGCCCGCCGCCGGCGCCGCCACCAGCTCCGAGAACTCCCGAGCAGTTGGCGATGGATGTGGAGGAGCCCCCTAGGGCTCCTCCTCCGACTGCCCCTGCCGCGCCCGCCGCGCGCCCGCCAGAGCAGCTCGAGCTTCCGGGCGGTGCACCACAGCAGTTGGGGCTTCCCCGCGCTCCTGAGGCCCCGCTGGCGCCTGCTGCCCCGTTGGAGCAGCCGGTGCAGCAGCGCTTACCGCTGGTCGAGCCAGAGGCACGCCAGGGCGAGCTGCCGGTTACCGCGCCGCAACAGGAGAGGCTGCCGCTTACCGGCGAGGAACCATACACTGGGCGCCCGACTGCGCCGCTGGCACCGGAACCCGAAGAGATTGCCGCCGCCAGGGCGGCGCCGGAAGAACCGCCAATACGTCCGCCACTGGGCCCGACGCCGCAGGGCGAGCCCGGCTGGACCGTCGAGCGCGATCACACCGGGCCCGGCTACGTCGTTAAGAACGCCGATGGCAATGTGATTGCGGTCGGGGATACCGCCGAGCAGGCGATGCAGTTCGCCCGTGCCCGGTCGCGCGACCAGACCGCTGCCGCTGCGGAAAGCGCCGCGCGAGCAGCTGAGGCAGAAGCCTCAGCTGCTCGCCAGCCGGGGCGCCTAGTCAAAGCCGAGGAGGCTCCCCCCACTACCGTAGTGGAACCGGCTAAGCCCAGCGGCGGGATGAACCGGGGCAATTTGATCGGTAAGCTGATCGATCTCGGCCAGGACGCACAGTCGCTGCGCCGCATGAAGATCGGCGAGCTGCGCGACGCCTACGACCAGGCGGTTGCACAACCAACAGAAGCTCCTGCCGAGGCTGCCCCGGCAAAGCCTGCCACGGTCGGGGAGCAGCTGAAGACCAAGCGCCAGGTTGAGAAGGCGCGCCTGGCCGAGCAGACCACAGGTCTACGCAAGAAGGGTCAGGCGTTTGTCAGCGAGGGTGAAAGCCTACCAGCTAAGGAGGAACTACCCGCAGCTAAGCCCGAGCCCCGCCGATCGCGCATGGCTGAGGAGGCGCGCGCTGAGGTTGAAGCACAGCCCACGCGTTTCGAGCCGGAAGCAGCTGCTGCGGAAGAAGCTGCCGAGCCAGCAACCAAGGAACGATCGACGAAGACCACCAACCTGCCGCGCATCGCCGAGGATCTGGTGGGCGACATCCTGTCGGGTGAGAAGACCCACCAGGAAGCTCACGAAACCTATGGGGTCGAGAAGCCGGGGCGTGGCAACAAGCGCACCTATCCCGAGATCGCTGACTACATCGAAGACCGAGTGAACGCAGCGACCGACGAGACCGGCAAATACCAGCCGAAGATAAAGACCATGG